TTCAGCTACAACACTATCCGGGTCAGATGATAGATTACTATTTGCAACGTCTGCAGGTATTGTATCTGCTTCTTCTCAAACTTTAGTATCGGCTTATATAAATCCTGCTGGTACTATAGCTGGATACCTAAACAATACTAGTAGTTGGGACATAAATGGAGACTACTCAGGATCAGCAATTACAGGAACTTACCAAGGACAAAAACACTATAATTCAAATTATTTCTTTGAAGCAGTAGACGATAATATTTGGATTAGATTAATAAGAGGATAAAGTTATGGCAATCACATCAGATAAATCAGCAATAGTTAGATATCAAAAACCCTATTTTTTTCCAAATGATTTAAATATTTCTACTTGGACAAGACCTTCAGATTGGTTATCTATACCTTCAATATCTACAGGTGAACAAGTAGTTTATGCTTTAATGGCAGTATATAATGATGATTCAAATTATGCTGCTGTTTCATGTCTAGGAAATTATACAGTTGATTGGGGTGATGGTAGTCAACCCCAAAACTATTCTTCAAACACAAAAGCTCAATACAAATTTACTTACAGTTCTCTACCATCAAACACAATAACCTCAGAAGGATATAGACAAGCTTTAGTAAAAATAACTCCACAAGCTGGAGCTAATTTAACTGCAGTTAATTTTAATCAAAGACATTCTGATTTACCCGGAGCTAGAAGTGTAAATTGGATAGATTTAGTTTTTAATATTCCTAATGTGACAGGTACATTTTCTGTTAGTCTCACAGGAGGTTCTACTATTGTGTATTTTAATAAAGTTCAAAGAGTTTGGATAAAAGAAGTTGGAGCTTTAACATCTGTTACCCAGATGTTTTATGGAATGGCACGTTTAAAAAATGTGCCTATATTTAATACATCTGCTGTAACAAACTTTAGTTCAATGTTTCAAAACTGTAGTTTAATAGAGTCGGTTCCAGATTTTAATACTAGTAGTGGTACAAACTTTAGTAATATGTTTGTAGGTTGTACACTTTTAAAGGTAGCTCCAAATATTAATTTATCTAATGCTACTACTACTAGACAGATGTTTGATAGTTGTTATCTTTTACAAAGTATTCCTTTATATGATACTGCCAAAGTAACTGATATGACTCAAATGTTTCAAAACTGTTTAAATTTAAAATTTTTACCCTTATTAAATACAGCTAAAGTAACAGGTTTTGCATATATGCTTAGATCATGTAGAACATTAAAAGAAATCCCTTTACTTAATATATCATCAGGATCAAATTTTCAAAACACATTTGAGGGATGTGCTGGGTTACAGGAAATACCACCACTAGATACATCTAATGCTACAGATATGAGAGCTATGTTTCAGGGGTGCAATAGTTTAGTAACTGTTCCATATTTAAACACTTCTAAAGTAACATTAATGGGGTCAATGTTCTACGGTTGTGCTAATTTACAAACTTTACCTACTTTTGATACTAGTAATGTAACTGACATTAATGCTATTTGTTATGGATGTAATAGTTTAAGAGAAATCCCAGCTTGGAATGTATCTAAAGTTACTAATTTTACTAATGCTTTTGTATTTTGTTATAATATACAGTCTATTCCTAGTACATGGAATACTTCTAAAGTAACAGGTTGGAACTATGCCTTTTTAAATTGTCATTCTTTGCAAGATGTTCCATCATCCTTAAATACAGCATCTGGTTCTAGTTTTCTTCAAACTTTTTCAAATTGTTATTCTATTACTACTACTCCTTCTTTAGATTTATCTAATGCTACAGATACTTCTCAAATGTTTTATGGTTGTAGTAGTTTACAAACTATACCTTCTTTTAACTTATCTAAGGTAACAAATGCAACTTTAATGTTTTATAGTTGTAATAAATTAGAGTCAGTATCACTATCAACTACAAATAAAATAACTAATAATACTCAAATGTTTGATGCAAATACTTATCTTAGATCTTTAACGTTACACATGTCTGCTTCAACTACAGTTACAAATACATTTAACTCATTATTTAGTCTTACAGAACTTTTATTACCTAGTATGAGCGTATCATTTAGCGTAACAAACGCTAAACTATCAGCAACAGCAATAGATAATTTAGGAAATTCAGTAGCAAGTAGAGTAGGTTTAGCATCTCGCACAGTTACTTTAACAGGAAACCCAGGAACAGGATCAATGAGTACAGCAATTTGGACAAACAAAAATTGGACAGTAGTAAGATAATATGGAAGCAGGATTTTATAAACTTGAAGATGGACATTGGTTTTATGGACCAAACTCGGTTCTATTTCCAGATGAAACCATTATTGTAAAAGAATTAAAAGACACATACACCTACCCAGTAAACGGGTGGACATGGTACGATCAACCCCCTCAAGAATATATTGAATACATTAACAGTTTAAATTCTCCACCCCCAATTATATAAAATATGCCAACTGCAACAAAAAATATAAACGCAGAAAAGATTCAAGGAAATCTTAGTGTAACATCTGTAACAGGTTCATTTACAGGCTCTTTAATAGGAATAGCCTCAACTGCTTCATTTGTAACCCCACTTAATCAAAATGTTTTAATTACAGGTTCTACCCAAATTACTGGTAGTTTAGGAGTTACAGGTTCAATATATTCAAACAATACTATAGGAGCATCATATGCTGGTTATTTTAAAAATAACTCTTATAATGTTGGTGGAAATGCTCCATTAATAGTTGATGACGGAAATGCTGGAGGTGCATTTAGTATAGGGTATGGTGGTACAAGCGCATTTATGTATTTCCCACCTTACTTTGGTAATAACTCTATTTATTTACATGGATCAGGTTATTATGGAGTATATTTTGAAGGACTTAGCTCATATGATGGTGTTACTTCTTTTGTAGCACCAGGTCGTGTTAAAATTGGAAATAATACTTTACCATCATCAAAATTACATGTTGTAGGAGCCGGATCTACATCAGCAACTACAGCATTTATAGTTGAAAATTCATCAGCAGCTAAAACTATTCAATGTAAAGATGATCAAAGTATAGGATTTTTTGGAGCAACAACTGTTACACAACCTACAACAGCTGGTGCAAGTTCAACATTTACTAGCAACCCTGGTGTAGCTCTTAACGATGCTGATACTTACGACGGATATACAATAGCTCAAGTAGTTAAGGCTCTAAGGCAGTTAGGTTTACTAGCTTAACATATTTATAATAAAAATATTACATGAATATCCCTATATATCCTGGTTCAAGTTCATTTTTTCCTGGAAATACTCCATTTGGATTTTATGACAACGATTACGACTTTCAAGTAGATGCTGATAAAGTTGCTACTTTTTGTGCTAGACGTTTAGGATATCCTATTATGGAAGTTGAATTGCAAGATATCAACTTTTATGCTGCTTTTGAAGAAGCAATTACTACTTACGGAAATGAATTATATGCATTTCAATTAAGAGACAATTTATTAAACGTTATAAATACTCCAACATCTTCTAACCTCAGTACTGCTCTTATTACTCCTAGTTTAGCAAACATTATTAGAATGTCTCAACAATATGGAGTTGAAGCAGGTGTGGGTGGAAATGTTACTTGGTATAGTGGTTCATTTACTACAACAGCAAGTATTCAAGATTATGACTTAGGAGATTGGGCAATAAGCCAAAGTATATCTGGTGGAATTGAAATTAAAAGAATATTCCATTATGGCCCTCCAGCCGTAACTCGTTTTTACGATCCATATGCTGGTACAGGTTTAGGTACTCAAAATTTAATGGATAGTTTTGGTTTTGGAGCCTATTCTCCATCTGTTAACTTTGTTTTAATGCCTGTAAATTATGACATACAGGTAATTCAAGCAATCGAATTCAATGATACTGTTAGAAAATCAGCATATTCATTTGAACTTATAAATAATAAACTAAAAATATTTCCAATCCCAGATCAAAGCGGAGTTAACATTTATTTTCAATATATAAAATTACAAGATAGACTAAACTCAATTGTAAATACTGGATCGGCTGCTGTTATTACAAATCCATCAAATGCTGGTTATCAAAATCCAGTTTATTCAAGAATAAATTCTATTGGTCGCCAATGGATATTTGAATACACTTTATCATTATGTAAAGAAATATTAGGATACGTTCGTGGAAAATATACACAGGTACCTATCCCAGGAGCTGAAGTTACTTTAAATCAATCAGATTTAATATCTGCTGCCACAGCTGAAAAAACAGCTTTACTTGAAAGATTAAGAACATTTTTAGATGAAACATCAAACCAAAAAATGTTAGAAAGAAAACAAGCTGAAACTGTAGCTCGTCAAAGTGAATTAGGTCAAGCACCAATGACCATTTTTATAGGATAATATGGCACTATTTGGATCATCTAGAGACGTTTCAATGTTAAGAAAAGTTAACAGAGAACTGTTGGGGGATATTATGTCTCAACAATGCGTGCTTTATAAAGTTAATTTAGAAAAAACAGTCTCTAACATTTATGGTGAATCTACAGGTTACAGATATTATACTGAACCTACTATTTTATATTGTAGAATTACAAGAACTGATCCTACATTTAATAATACAGATATAGGCAGAGATTATTCTAGAACTATGACTTTTTCATTTTTAAGAGATGATTTAGTAGATGCTAGTGTTTATCCTGAATTGGGTGATATTATAATGTATCAAGAAGGATATTTTGAAGTAGAACAAGCATATGATAACCAATTATTTGTAGGCAAAGACCCAGATTATCCATATGCAGTAAATCCTCTTAACCCAGGCTTAGAAAACTTTGGCTATTCAGTTTCTATAACTTGTATAGCTCATTACATACCTGCAGATAAAGTAAACTTAACTAAAGAAAGACCGTAATGGCAAATAGAAAACCTACACCTAAAACCCAAAGAGAAATTAGTATTTCTCAACAGGAACCTTATCAACAAGGAGGACCGGGTTTTCAACCTACAGGAAATCCTAACAAAGCTGAAGGTATAAATAGAGGTCAACAGTTAAGTTTTAAAGGAGACGATACAAAACCACTTACTTTAGGTATTCAAGATATTGATGAAACCATTTACTATTATTTTACTGAAGTAATAAAACCATTTGTTATACAAAATGGTCAACGAATAGCAGTTCCTATAGTTTACGGTAATCCTGAGAAGTGGAAAATGGTTCAAAAAGATGGATACTATAGGGATAAAAACGGTAAAATAATGTCACCACTTTTAGTATTTAAAAGAGATGACTTAACTAAAGTTAGAAATATAGGAAATAAATTAGATGCAAATAATCCTAATTTATATAGTTCATTTGTAAAAAAATACTCTCCTAAAAATTCATATGACAATTTTAGTGTATTAAATAATACTATTCCTCAAAAACAACAATATGCTGTAGTAATGCCTGACTATGTTACAATAAAATATAGCTGTGTTATATACACTTATTATGTAGAACAAATGAATAAAATCGTTGAAGCGATTAACTATGCATCAGACTCGTATTGGGGTGATCCTGCACGTTTTAAATTTAGAGCAATGATTGATTCATTTGCTACAACTATAGAAGTAAATGATGGACAAGATAGAGCAATTAAAAGTAATTTTGATATTAAATTAAATGGTTACTTAATCCCAGATGTTATACAAAAAGACTTAAATGCTATTAAGAAGATACCAGATATCACAAAAATAACTTTTACCGCAGAAACTACATCAAGTTTGGGATAATTAAAAAAGGTATTATATTTATAATAGACAATCAAATTTATGGAAACAAAAGTTTTAACACAAGAAGAATTACAACAATTAAAAAGCATTCAAGAAAAAAGAGCTAAATTTGTTGAACAATTTGGCATTTTAGAAATGCGTGTTCAAGAAATTAATATTCAAAAAGAATTATTAAAAGAAGAATTAAAAGCCCTTCAACAAGAAGAAACAAAAACTGGTGAAGCTTTACAACAAAAATATGGTAATGGTTCAATAGACCTCAGTAAAGGAGAGTTTATAAGCCAATAGCGTTTTAAAGGGTTTCGCCATATTTATAATAAAACCAAACAAAATATATTAATAACATGGCAGAAACTTTAATTTCCCCAGGCGTTTTAGCAAGAGAAAACGACCAATCCTTTTTAACAGCAAGACCTGTTACAGTAGGAGCCGCAATTATAGGCCCAACTGTTAAAGGACCTGTAGAGGTACCTACAATAGTAACTACTTACAACCAATTCGTAAATACATTTGGTTCTGTTATAGAAAGTGGTAGTGCAAACGATAAAGCTTCTTATAGCTATTTAACATCAATTGCTGCTTATAACTACTTTTTAAACGGTGGTCAATCAATGTTGGTTGCTCGTGTAGTATCTGGTTCGTATACAGCTGCTTCAAGTTCAATTATTGCTAACAGTTACGGTGCAACAACCGCTTCATTTGTGTTAGAAACACTTTCTAAAGGTGCTAACCAAAACAGTACTTCAACAGAAGTAAGTGGTGCTTTACAAAGTGGATCCGGCGACAATATCAGATGGCAAATTGTAAATGCAAACACTTCATCTGGCACATTTAACTTATTAATCAGAAGAGGTAACGACACTCCATTATTCCCAGTAGTATTAGAAACTTGGACTAACTTATCTTTAGATCCAAACTCACCAAACTACCTTGCTAAGGTACTTGGTGACCAATCTCAAAACTACAATTCAAGTACTAATCAAATTGAAGTAACAGGCTCATTTGCTAATAGATCAGCTTACGTAAGAGTTAAAGCTATTAACTATACTACTTTAAATTATCTTGATAATAATGGATTACCAAAAGCTGAATATACATCTTCAATACCTGTAAATGGTAGTGGTTCATTTGGTGGTGCTGTTGGTACTATTAAAGGTGGAGCTAATTTTTATCAAAACATTAATAGCTCTAACACCCAAGGTTTAGTAGGTGGTAACTACGATAACATGATTAACTTGTTATCTAATCAAGATGATTATCAATTTAACGTACTTTTAACCCCAGGCTTAATTGATGAATTACATACTTCACAAGTAACTAGCATCATTACAAACACTCAAAACCGTGGTGATAATATTTTCGTACTTGACTTAGTAGATTATGGTAGTGCTTTAACAAGCGTAACTGCTCAAGCCTCTGCTAGAAATACTTCATACGCTGCTTCATATTGGCCTTGGTTACAAATCGTTGATCCAGGAACTGGACAAAACGTTTGGGTTCCAGCCTCTACTATGATAGGTGGTGTATATGCATTTAACGATTCAATTGCTGAACCTTGGTTCGCACCAGCAGGTATTAACCGTGGTGGTTTAGGAACTGTAATTCGTGCAGAACAAAAATTACCAGCTTCAAGCCGCGATACTTTATATGCAGGTAAAGTAAATCCAATTGCTACATTCCCTGGAACTGGAGTAGTAGTATACGGTCAGAAAACATTACAAACAAAAGCATCTGCTCTTGATCGTGTAAACGTTCGTCGTTTGTTAATCGCTCTTAAATCGTATATTTCTCAAGTAGCAAATAACTTAGTATTTGAACAAAATACAATTGCTACAAGAAATGCATTCTTAGCTCAAGTAAATCCATACTTAACAAGCGTTCAACAACGTCAAGGTTTATACGCGTTTAAAGTAATTATGGATGATACTAACAATACTCCTGATGTAATCGATCGTAATGAGTTAATAGGTCAGATTTATTTACAGCCTACTAAAACTGCTGAATTTATCTACTTAGATTTCAACATTACTCCAACTGGCGCTACATTCCCAGGATAATAATTTAAATTCTTCCCCTGAAAAGGGGAAGATTTTTTAAAACTAAAATACGTATAATAAACAAAGATAAACAAAACGCAATATGGCAGTATTAAGTCCAAACGAAATATTTTTTACCGCATTTGAACCAAAGGTAAAAAATCGCTTCATTATGTATGTTGATGGCATTCCTTCATATGTAATTAAAAAAATAGGTGCTGTTCAAGTTCAAATGCAAGAAATTAAATTGAACCACATCAACGTTTACCGTAAAATTAAAGGTAAAGCTGAGTGGCAAGATATTGAAATGACTTTATTTGATCCTATCACACCATCTGGTGCTCAAGCTGTAATGGAATGGGTACGTTTACACCACGAATCAGTAACTGGTCGTGATGGTTATTCTGACTTCTATAAGAAAGATATAACTATTAATGTATTAGGTCCTGTAGGTGATATCGTAAGTGAATGGGTAATTAAAGGCGCATTTATCAAATCTGCAAACTTTGGCGATTATAGTTGGGATGATGATACTGCAGCATCTGAGATAGCTGTTACCTTAGGAATGGATTACTGTATCCTAAACTTCTAATAATCAAAACACAATAAATGTAAAGGAGCTTGACGCATGTCAGGCTCTTTTTATTTTTAATATTTATAATTGATATGGCTAGTTTATTAGACTCATTTAATAAAACTAATTTGGATTTAGAAAACGCTAATGTATTGGGTGGTCCAAATAAAGATTTACAAACTCAATACCCAGCTACCTCCACTGGCACTCCAACAATTCAAGCAAGCCCAGGAGCTGCTAAAAATTATGTTCCTAAATTTTCACCTACATTTACGTATTTAGGTCAAACTGTAGGAAACCCTAATAACTCGATAAGTGCACAAGGACCAAATACAGACTCAGTTACTTCTCTTTCACCTATATTACAATTAGCATCTTCACTTAATAAAACTAGTTTAGATGTTGAAGATTCTAAAATTTTTGGTGGCCCAAATAGAGATTATAATACTCAATATCCTAAAAATGTATCTGGGACTCCTACAACAACTCAAAACCCCGGTGGACCTGCAAAACAATTTACACAAAAATATACTCCTCAAAATCCTTACGAAAACCAAATAAACGATAAAATAGTAACAAATAGTGCTTTATCAGATAATCCTGGGGATCCAACCGTGTTAGCTATTACTAATTTAGATGTTGAAAAAGCAGGTGTAATCGGTGGTCCAAATAAAGATATTACTACTGTATACCCTTATGATGTTACTGGTACTCCAACAGTAGATAGAACACCTGTAGGTCCTCCTACAAATTTTAGTCAAAAGTATACTCCTGTAAATACATATACTAGTCAGATAAATAACAAAGTTATATCTAATAGTCCATTATCAGATGATCCTAAAAACCCAACAGTATTAAGTATTACTAGTTTAGATGTTGCAAATATCACAAACAACAGCCCAGCTAAAGGAATAAACGATCCAACTGTATACCCCGCTTTAAACACCGGAACTCCTACATCTGAGACAATTACACCACCAATAACTTTAAACGTTGCAAACGCTCCTAAACCATTTAATCAAAAAGATTTACCTAAAAATACATACTTAGAAAAATTTAATGTTTTAAATAGAGTGCTATCCGGTAGTCTATTATCAGGAGATCCTGTAAATCCTAAAATACTAAATATTACTAACTTAGACGATAATAAAATCATACAATATAAATCAGCAAATGATCCCACTTCATATCCTTTAGAAACAACAGGTCGTTCTGCTATTAAAGCATGGCCTGATACTATACAAGGGGCTCCATCTATAGGTGCTCAAAAGTTTACCCCAAAATATGATTCAAGTAAAAAATATCAAGAAAATATTGAATTAGATTTAGGCATAGCACCAAAAGCAAATGAACCTGAAGGACCAAAATCTCCAAAACCCGGAAACACTGTGGTAAAAGTAATTAAAGGAGTAGGCAATGGTATTCAAGCTATAGGATCGCTGTTTGGAGGAGCAGCAAAATAATATTTAAACTTGATAAATTCCTATTTTTTTATATATTTATAATAAACAAAAGTTACATTAAATTAAATTTATGGATCAAAACGTTACAATACCAACCGAAACTATTGATTTACCTTCAAAAGGTTTAGTTTATCCACCTGAAAATCCTTTATCAAGTGGTAAAGTTGAAATGAAATATATGACCGCTAAGGAAGAAGATATTTTAACAAATCAAAGTTATATTCAAAAAGGAACAGTTATAGATAAATTACTTCAAGCACTAATTGTTTCTAAAATTAATTATAATGATTTAGTTGTTGGTGATAAAAATGCCATTATGGTAGCTGCTCGTATTTTAGGATATGGTAAAGATTATGAATTTGAATATGATGGAGAACAACATGTAGTAGATTTATCTAAAATAGATAATAAACCATTTGATGAATCAAAATTAGTTTCTAAAGGTGTAAATGAATTTTATTTTACATTACCCTCATCTAATATCAATATTACCTATAAATTATTAACTCACGAAGACGAAAAAAAGATTCAAAATGAATTAGATGGTCTTAAAAAATTAGGAACAAATAATTCCCCAGAATTATCTACACGTTTAAAATATATTATTACATCGGTAAACGGAGATCGAGATAACAAAACAGTACGACAATTTGTCGATGTGGCATTATTAGCCCGAGACTCTCGAGAGCTGAGAAAACATATCTCTAACACGCAGCCAGACGTAGATCTGACTTTTTTTCCCGAAGGAAGTTCGACTAGAATCGATATACCAGTTGGGCTTAAGTTTTTTTGGCCTGACTTCTGATTTAGCACCTGAATTTAGAGCAAGTTTATTTACACAAATTCATGAAATTGTATTCCATGGAAAAGGTGGATATGACTGGAATACAGTGTATGAAATGCCTAGGTGGTTAAGATTATTTACATTTAAAAAAATACAAGATTTTTATGATAAAGAAACAGAATCATACGAATCTGCTAATTCTAAATCCGGTAACAAAAACACACTAATAGACTCTTCGGGCAAAATTAACCGTGAAAGTTGGGGAGAAGTACCAAAATCAATAACTCCTGGTCCAAAATTTAATAATTCTAATACTAAATCTAAAATAAAATATAAATAAGATTACAATTCTTAATATTTATTACCGACTAATATTATCAAAAAATGGCGGATGATGCTAAAGAATTAAAAAGGCTTATAGAGGAATATAAAGCTTTAACTAAAACACGTTTTACACTTTTTGATCCTGCTACTAAAACAACAGCTTCTGAAATAGCAGAAAGTATTGAAGTATTAAAAAATCATTTATCTCAAATACGTCAAAATTCTGAAGACATTGGAGACTCATTTTCAAAACTCAGAAAACAACTATCTGACTCAGTTAATGATTATAGTAGAATAGACGGAACTACAAAAGATATATTAAAAAATTACAGCAAAATATCAGATATAACTCGTCAATTAGAGTATGATGAAAAAGATATATATGAGTTAAATTTAAAACAACTTAAAACATATAAAGGTAGAATATCAAGTTTAAAAGATGATATTAAACTTAAAGCTGAAGCATTATTAAAAGAAAAACAATCTAAAGGAATATTAGGAGATTTTAATAAATTAGATAAAGATAGATTAAAAACAAAATTAAAAGAATTACAAGAACAAGGCAAAATATCTAAAGAACACCAAAGTATATTACAAGCATTAAAAGAAGAATTCCCAGAATTAAATAAAATACTAGATAGAACAGGTAAAAGATTAAAACAAGAAGAAAAAATAAATAGAGCTTTAGGCATTACGGGAGTGTTGTTTAAAAGTATTTCTGCCTTTTTACAAAAAATAGGAGTAGATTCTCATTACTTAGATGAAATAAATGATAAATTGAGAGAAGCAGCAAAAACAGGTAATGGATTTACTGTAGCAGGAACTGCTATAAAAGAAATTTTTAAAGTAATAGGAAAATCATTATTGGATCCCATATTCATGCTCGGGATGATGATTAAACTTTTTGGAGTTTTAAAAAATATGGCTTTTGAGTTTAGTGCAAGAACATTTGATATAGCCAAATCGTTTGCAATTACAAGTGATTCAGCACTACTATTAAACCAAAGATTTTCAGAAATAGTAGGTTCATCTAATAACATATTAGTTACTCAAAAATCTTTATTACAAGCTACTAAAGACATAAATGAAAGATATGGCACTAATGCCATGTTAACTCAAGAAATACTTACAGGTCAAATTGAATTAACAGATAAATTAGGCCTTCAAGGAGCAGAAGCAGCAGCCGTTACCGAATATTCTCTAAAAACAGGTAAATCACAAGCCCAAATTGTTGAATCTATAACTAAACAAAATAAGGGGATTTTAAACAATAGAAAAGTACTAGAAGCTACACTTAAGGTTGGGGGTCAACTATACGCTCAATATAAAGGAGATGTTGAACAAATAGCTAAAGCTGTTGTTCAAGCTCAAAAATTAGGATTAACACTTGAAGAAACTGCGAATATATCTAGAAATTTATTAAATTTTGAAACTTCTATTTCTGCAGAACTTGAAGCTGAATTATTAACCGGACAAGATTTAAACCTAGAAAAAGCTAGATACTTAGCTTTACAAGGTAAATCGGCTGAAGCTGCAGCTGAATTGTTGAAAAACTTAGGACCAAACGGTCTAAACAAGTTTATGAACATGAATGTTCTTCAACAAGATGCATTAGCTAGGTCATTGGGGATGACCTCAGACCAACTAGCTAATTCTTTAAGAACGCAACAAGCTATAAGTAAATTATCTTCACAAGATAGGTCAGCATATAAAGAAGCTATAAGGGATGCTCAAGCTAAAGGAGACTACGATCGAGCATCTGCCTTGGAAAAAGAAATGAACCAAGGTAAAGAATTTAAAATGGCACAATTGAATTTAGACGCACAAACTAAATTTAATAAAGCTATTGTAAGAATGAAAGCTCTATTGGCGTCTATAGTAGAAGGTCCACTAGGATCAATGGCTGAAAAAATAGCTAGTATGGTAGAAGGAATTGCAAAAATACCTGGTGTTAAAGAGGTATTAAAGTTTGCAGTACCACTTTTAGGACTTTTAACTGGTGGATTATTTGTAGCTTCATTAAGTAAAGGATTATTATTTCCTATGAAGGTAATAGTTATGAATCCTGGAGGAATGGGGGCCCCTGGAGCAGGGTACAACCCAATGATGCCTTTAACCCCAGTAGGAAAGGCAGGAGTTAAATTTAATCCATCTTTAAATAGATATGTTGCCGGAAGTAGAGGAAATACAATGATTAAAAATTCTGTAGCTCAAAGATATCTCCAAAGATATGCACCACAGGCCGCTAGTGGAGCGGGCATGGGTATGGGTATGGGTATGGGCTCAATGTTAGCATCACTAGGTGGTGGTATGGTTGGCACACTAGGAGGATCATATTTAGGAGGAGGAGGAACAGGAGCAAATATAGGTTCTATGGTAGGTACTGGTTTAGGTGCTCTTCTTCAAGGAGTGGGAATACCAGCACCTGTAGGAATGGCTTTAGGAGGATTAGCAGGAGGGTTTATAGGAGGTTTATTTGATGATAAACCTACACCAATGCAAGATGGTGAAATATCCTCAAATGGATTAATAGCGGCCAAATATTCAGCTGGAAAAATAAAACCAATAGCTCAAGGTCGAAAAGACGACAACATATATTTTTCAACAAACAAATCAACCTCAAACAATAACAGTGCTACTAATGCATTATTAACACAATTGATAACAGAAAGTAAATTAGCACGTGAAAAAACAATCAATGTAACAGTGGATAATACACCCGTGGTTGGAACTCGACCAATCATTGATAGTATTAAAAATACTTACAAAACAGGTTTGGTTTAAACAATATTTATAACAAACAAATAAAACATACACCATGGGATTATTAGACAAATTAACAAAAGACGGCTCAAGATACTCAATAGCTAATGGAGGTAGTGTAGATGTAAATCCTTTATCTACCAAAACATCTAACTTAATGACATATTCATTAGATGGTTCAAATGCATCTCAAGTAAATGCCTCATACCAGCAATATGTAGATGGAACTCCTAACACACTTCCAAAACCATCAGTATTAGATTTAGACGGAAAAACTCCAAAATCTTACGCTAGTAAAGGACCTACTGAAGGACATTATTAATGCCTCTTATAGAGCTATTAAATACTACCAAATTACGATCTTTGGGGTTTGGCCATGACCAACCTCATGGGGGGAGTAGTCCTCAACCTTATGTTCAAACCCAAATTCCTGCTAAAAAAGAATTAGACAGACCTAGTCCTGACTTTTTACTAAGGGGAGCCACAAACGCAGATCCGTTTCTTAGCACAGGTAAAGATCTTGAAAGGATTGGAAAATGGTTTTTTCAAGAACCCGCTAAGGGGGCACTTTTTATAGCTAAACAAAATTTATTATCTAGAACTGCAGTCGCAACTGAAGTATCAAGTGATAAGCTTAGTGGTTTTTTAAATGGAGGACTTTATTTACCTACATCTACATTATTTCAAGTTGGAGTTAGTGCTTTTGGATTACATGTCAATAAACAAGGCATAAACCCAATCCCAACAGATCCAGGTGCTGGATTTTTACAAAGTTTACTTAGTGTAGGCTCTCAACCACTTTATGGTGCAGCTGCATATCGAAATAATTATATCTTTCTTAATGAAATTAAGGCAGCATTAACCCCTTTAGAATCAGTTGCCCTTACAGCAGCAAACATATTAGAGTTAAATTCTGTTGGAAAAAATGTAGTTCCTCCTATTGATATAGTTGGTGGGGCAAAAGGAGTTGTAGTTAGTTCTTATTTAATAAATAACTTTTTATTGAAGTTATACGGTGGAAGGATATTAAATGCATCTTTTACACCAAATGTATATTCATATAGTGGTGGTCCTGGTTCAATATTGGGACTTGGAAAAACAGAAATAAAATTTGCCACTGACGCAGGTGGAAACCCAGTTAGAACAAATCTTACAAGAGATATATATAATTATCTTCCTGGAGGAGCTATAGCTCTTACTCAAGATGAAATAAATTCTTCACAACCTTACTACCAAACAATTAATGGAATAGTTGCTGCACGCAATGTATTAGGTGAGGATGGTAAAGATTTAGATTTTAGATATAAACTTAAAAAAATAGTTTCTGAGAATACAGAATTAATTGGACATTGGTGGAGTGATGGAGGAGATTATAGTACTAAAAATAGAATAGAAAATAGAACAAAATCTGGAGACCCGGGTAGAGTTAGATCGTATGATAGTAAAAATTCAACTAACAACTATGAATATGATAAATTAAATGCTTTATTTCCAATAAACATAAAAAATGAAAATAATGAATTTAACGAAATCCAAGATGTAAGAAATGCATACGATGTAGATTTAATTACATTTAA